TGTTATATTTGATTGTGCCGCAGTCGTTACTGTAGCGGCTGTACCACTTGCATTACCTGTAACATTTCCTGTTAAAGCACCTGCAAAAGCAGTAGATGTAATTGAAGTTGCTCCTGTAACTACTCCTGCATCTACACTTATTGTACCATCTAATAAAATTGCTGAACCAGCAGCAGGTTCAATATTTATTGCTGCTCCTGAATCTAAAGTTAATACACCTGCTGAATCAATATCTACTGTACCATCTGCTGTTATTTGAATATTAGCTGCTGCCGCTGCTGCATCCGTTGTTACTATACTTAATGTTCCATTCGTTCCTGCTGTAAATACTGCTGTATCACTAGCTGAACCAGTCATAGTAACTACTTTGCCATTTACAGCAACATCATCTACTGTTAATGCTGTTAATGTTCCAAGACTTGTTATGTTTGTTTGTGCTGCACCTGTTACTGTTGCTGCAGTTCCTGTAGTATCTTGGTTAAGAGTTCCTACTGTAAAGTCTAGTGTGTTATCTGCATCATCATATGCTACTGTAATACCTGATTCAGTATTTGAGGTAACCATTGCACCGACCGTATCTGAAATAACTTCAGACAAATCAATATTGGCTGTACCATCGAATGATACTCCATGAATTGTTCTTGCTGTTGCTAATGCTGTAGCTGTTGCCGATAAAGCAACTGCAATGTTTGCTGATCCATCAAAACTTGTACCACCAATTGTTCTTGCTGTTTCTAATATTGTAGCTGTTGCGGCATTACCTGTAGTATTTTGATTGAGAGTCCCTACTGTAAAATCTAAAGTATTATCAGCATCATCGTATGCTACTGTAATACCCGATTCAGTATTTGAAGTAACCATAGCACCAACTGTGTCAGAGATAGTTTCTGCTAAAGTAGTACCAGCAAGAGTTAATGCTCCTGATATATCTACTGCACCATTAATATCAATAGTAGTAGCTGCTATTTGTATTTCTGTATCTGCAACTAAATCTAATTGCCCATCTGCTGATGAGTTAATGTATATTGCAGTATCTCTAAATTGTAATTTTTCTGTAGTAGCTAATAACAAGTCATCAGAAAATTCAAAGTAATCTTCATCTTCTTTCCAAGTTAATACACCATCGTTTGATTCACCATCAAGAGTTATAGATATATCTGTCCCTGCTGTAGCATCACCTATAGTGATTGCTGTGCCTAATAATTTTGTAATTGGTCCACCTTCTGCAGCTGTACCATCGTGAGTGTGCCCTGAAGTTACAGCAAATGCAGCAAGAACTTGATCAAATTCTGCATTTATATCTGATGCTTCAATAACACCCCCATCAACAATAGCTGATGAACTCTGTCTTGTATATGTTGCTCCCATTTACCTTCTTCCCCCTGGTGTAAATTCTAATTGAAACCCTTTGATTGCAAAAGGTGCGTTAGTACTTGTGTCTGTTATTTTTAATGCTACAGCAAATCCTGATCCTTCTATTGATTCCCTAGTTATAGGTAAATCTCCTTGACCATAAGCTGCTGTACCAAATAATCCTGTTCCAAAATATGCTCCACTACCAGATGATTCTAATGTTATTAAACTTGGTTGAGGAGTATTTATGTCGTCATAATTGTATCTTACAAATAAACTAGAACTTACGACACCTTCAGGTTCCCAGTTTATATTAACTCTATCCATTGATTTTCTAATACCAGCATCACCCATTGTCATATCTGGGGATCTGTATGTAGCATCGATAGCAGATGTTGAACTTGCTGTCGTAAATACATTTCCTGATTCTTGTAAATATATATAGCCATCATATCCACCATGAATAACTGTTTCTGTATTACTGATGTAATCAGAATCACATGATGAAACTTTTAAACCTTTTATATCAGCATACTCAAATCCTAGTTGACCTGTATTTGGATTTGTTTTAATAACTGCTAGTATACCTTTAGAACTACCTTCTACTCCTGCATCTTTAGGATAAAATAGTCTATATTGAGATTTTTTTCTAACAACAGTTGCTATAACATTATCATACTCAATCTCATTAATTCTTTCTTGTACTTGTTTTGATATAGTACCTAATTCAACGTCACCAATTCTTTCTGTTCCTGCAACAGTTCTTAAACCATCAGCAGCTAGAAATATTAAATCTCCACCTAATTCTTGAATAGAATGATGTGCAATTGTACCAACATTTTTAGCAACTTCAGCTAATGCAAAAGTAGTAGAAGTAGTACCTGTTAATTTATAAATCTTTCTTTGACAAAATATAAATAATTCATTTCTAAATACTTTTAATCCTGTTACAACATCACCAACTTTTATTTCACCTGCACCACTACCAGAAGTAAAATTATCTTCTGAAAAAGGTACTGAAAATAATATACTGTGTGTAGAGTCAGACATACCACCATAAAATATATGATTGGCAAATGACTTAACAAACTTAGGATTAGTAGGTGCACTCCCACCGCCTGTAGCATTAATAACATCTACTGTAAAACTTGTATTAACTGTAAAAGCTGCAGCTTGTCCTGTTGCAACTATAATTTTACTTGTACCATCAAAATTAAATTTATCAAAATCGTATGTATTAGTTGTACCTAAACTAGTTGCAAGAGATGTCCATGATCCACTTGTTGTACCATAAGATACTGTACCACCTCTGCCTGCAATTATTTTATCATTAAATATTGCTGACATCTGTACTCTTTCATTAGCAGAGGATACTTGGGGTACTATTGTAGAATTATATTTTGTAGTCCCATTTAATCTTCTATACCCACCCTCTGTTGAAGGTTCAAAATTTGTTAATTGTAATGCTTCACCTGGTTGCATATCATAAACATCTTTGTTTAAAACAAGTCCACCACCACAGGTAGCATTAAAAGCCTGTAATAAAGAAGTATCAGTCATATTATACTATGCTTAAATTTGAATTTCCTGAATTAACTCTAGTATCTCTCATATAATCTGCTCTAGAAGCGTAATCACTTTTTAATAATTTTAATTTTTTTTTGTAATCTGAATCTGCTAATTGTGCGTGCTGTGCATCTGATCTTAACATATATGTGTAGTATCTACATCTATCTACAACTAATGGACCAAATCTATCTGGTAATCCCATTGTATCTCCATGTGCTGACAAGTCTGTATGAGTTGTAAAATACTCATAACTAATTAAATAATCATTTTTATCAGGTATAGGAGTTAAGCCAAAAGAACTATAGTCTGGTTTTCTATACACATATTGTGGCATACCATAGTGACCACTATTATTTTGTGAATCTTGTTCTTTAAATCTTTGCATGTAATCATCATATGATATACATTTTAATTTTCTAGTTGTTATATCTGCTCTAGATACTCTTACATAATCTACATCAAGATTAGTTGCTGTAGTTGTATTATTAACAGTTATAAATGTTGTTTGATCTGTTGCAGTAAATTGTACATCTAGTATTGCACCTGCATTAAAATCAGTTACTGTTAATGTTGTATTTAAATTTTGTGTTCCTTCTGCTGCTGTACCCACTTGTACTTTTAAAGCAGCACCTGTGCCTTCTGAATCTAATACTCTTACTTGTAGATTATAAGTTTTATTTACAACAGTTGATATTGATTGATATGCTGCATAATCATTTAATCTTAATCTACCATTACCACCACTATTATGAGCTGCACTACCTGAACCAGCTATTGTAGTCCAACTAGTTATAGCAGAAGCAAACTCACCATTAGTAAGTAATTCATTTGGCTTTAAAAAAAACGACTCGAAATCTACTCTACGCATATCCGCTGGGAATGTGTATTCACTGTCTCCAGTGTAAGTAGCTTGAGTCGTTGATGTGTGTAAAAGAGGTATCTCTACGCTCTCATTGTAAATATCGTGAACAGATTTATTAACAAAATCTTTAACAGCAGTTTGAATACCACGGCTGCTAGAAAAATTAGATGAAGTCATTTCAACTTCATTTAATTCTCTGAGTACTCTATTTGATAATACTAAATAAGTTGTCGCCATATCTATTCCTCTTTTTCATTATTGTCTTCTGCAAACTGTTCGCATCTAATTAATAATCTTTTAATACGAGATTCTGCATCATCTAATTGCTTTTTTAAATCATCAATCTGCTTTTTTAGTGCAGTATTATCAGATTTGTACTCAGAAATTATCTCAAGAAGCTGATGTCTTTTTTGATATTTCATTGAGTATTGAAGTTATCTGATCTAATTTATCAGATTGTTCCTCTACTTTACTTTCTAAATTCTGTATCCTTACATCATTATTATTACCTAATGCAATAATCTTTTGACCTGTGCTTGCACTAGTTTTGTTTATTAAATTATATGTAGCCATAAGTTTCCTAAATGTTATAAGGGGTGTTATCTAAGGGGGATATTACTACCCCCCTTAAAGTTATCTATCTATTAGTTATGATCAGTTTCATCGATACCTGATACATCACATAGTACTGCCCAAACACGGATTTTACCCGCACTTGAAGCTGCTACTAATGTAAGTACATCTAGAGTATCAGCTGATGCTGATATAACTCTAGCATCTGTTGAAAGTGCTGAATAACCTGTTGCGTTTGTATCACCATCCGCATAAGTATCAACAACACCCCCTGTTATACCTAAGTCCATAGTAACTGAACTTGATAACGCAGTAAGTACTTCGATTCCTGCTTCCATAATTAATGTTTCTGCAGGGATATCAAGAGCTTGAATTACATCTCCTATTGCTGTTCCTGCTGCACTATTAATTGCTGATATGTCGATTGTGTTTTCTACTAAGTAAGGTGTTCTACCATTAGACGGATGTCCTGTAGTACCACCTACTCCTGTTTTGTCGTAAGTTGCCATATCTATTTCTCCTATCTATGATTAACCTATTGTTATAACACCAGAGTATACTGCTTCAGTTCTTAGAACTTTTCTTCCAAAAACGTGCAGACCTCTTACGATGTCTGAAAATGAATCAGGGTCTCTGATAAGTTCTGTTTTCGCAATATGGTTTGCAGTTGCTACTGCACCTTGATGTCCATAAAGGAAAGCGTACTCATTAGCACCTGCTGATCCAAAAGTTTTACTTGCTGCTGATCCGCTTGATACAGCTATAGCATTAGTAGTATACATTCTAAACCCAAATAAAGGTCTATCTGTAATCATACCATTTCTCATAGCTGAAGCCGATCCATCTGCCATAACAGATTGATCAACGATCTTAGCACCTGCTTTTCTAAGTTGTTGATAGAAAGCTGGTGGTGCAACGAACCATCTATTTTCTTCTGGTACATCTTGACCATCAAGAACTGTTTTAGCTGCTGACATAATATCTGTTAATGTGTCAGCTGCTGCATCACCATCGATAGGTGAACCGTCTGTTCCTGTATTAGCTGCTGAAGTACTCGCACTTGAGTAAATCGCACTTAATACATTGTAGTCGTAGTTCTTTTTAAGTGCATAAGCACCTGAAGAAGTTGCAAGAGCTTCAAAGTTTACATGTGATTGTCTTTCTTCGATGTCATCTACTTTAAACGCAAAGTACGAACCTTGGTCGACTGTCAATTGAATTTGATCGTCTGCAAGTGTTTCTGTGTTTACTGTTTGACCT